CTACACCGGGCCTCCCATCCAGCGCTCGCACGCTGCCAGAAGGAGGATTAGGATCGTGGCGATGATGCTGCCAATGAAGATCCAGCGGTCTGGGTTGGACCTCCCCGTGGGAGGAAATGCCTCGATGGGCGGGACAATTCCCTGCCCACGGGGGGTCCGAAGTTGGAGCTTGTCGCGGTACTGTTTCATTTGGGTCCCCTGACCGTTAGCGGCCAGCTAACCCCATATTACGCCCGTTGACCCGCCCTGTAAAGGGTCTGGTGCTCCTTTGCATTCTCCGTGCAGGGCCTTCGCTTCAAGCACGTCGCGGGCCGTGATACGGAAGCCGCACTTGAGGCAGCGGTACATCCCTCGGACTGCGTTGGTGCCGACGTTGCCCATACACTCCCAGTCAGGGTCTATGGTTGGAACGGCGGCGTCATCGCATTGCGCCACCATCAGCTCCTTGGGGAGCTTGTTCGGCGAGTTGCCCTCCACGAGCTCGATGTACTTCTCCAGGAAGTGCTGAGCTTTCAGCAGGTCCTGGATGCCGTTCTTGTCCCGCCACCGCATCACGTACTTGGTGATTTGACCCTGGAAGTAGTCCAGCTTGTTCGCCCACACGAAGTCCCAGTGCTGAATTGGGGCGCTGTAGTGCTCGCCGCCAACCTGCCGATCATTAGCCGAACGATTCATAGTAAAGCACCTGTGCCTTCTTCGTTGGAAAACCCAGCTCCCTCAGGTAGTCTAGGCCGCGGTTCTTTATAGTGGTCGCGTACCTGTTGCCGAGGTATTCTTGATGCGCGCAGTACAGAACCAGCTCGAACACGTCGGCCCACTTAAGAACCCGAACCTCGTACTCCGAGAGGTTGTGGTTGATGTCGTACAGCCCGTTGAACTGCTGCTCCATGTCCTCCAAGGCCTCGGCCAGCTTCACTGACTGCCACTTCGCCGTTGCTGGGGAGTCCCCAGACACGAGCTCGTGCAGGTCGTGAGTGAGCGAAGCCCTGAGAAGGTTCCTGCAGTCGTAGGTGGGCGGCAGTATGGTCATGACTATCATCGCCACGCCCCATGAGTGGGCGGCTACCGACTGTTCGCAGACGTCGGTGGTGTGATACCGCCGTACCCTCCCTGCCGTGTACAGAGTTTCGAACTTAGTCGGCACGGGCTACCCTCCGTGCGATCCACAGCCGTGCAGCTTCCGCCCATGCAGCGTCGTCACACAGACTGAGGTTGTACATCGCCTCGTTGACGTACCCCGCCTTGTACTCTTTCCAAGCTCGGTACATCGGCACGAGACAGCACCGTATCCAGGCCGAGTGCTTGGGCCTCAGTTCTCCGGGGTTCTGCAGCCATTCCAGAATGTCATTGTCGAACTGCTTCCGGTGGCCGCTGGCCCCGAATATCGGCATATGGGTGATGCTGGAGGCGTACAGGTCAACCTCCAAAGTTGTCTTGGAGTCCAGCAACGGCCAATGATGCTCGTACATGTGAAGGTCGTTGCTGATCTGGATGTACCTCCCCACTCGGGCCTCCAAGCCCCGTGCGACGTACTCAAGCAGATAGCTGAAGTGCACCGCATTCGCCCCGTAGCAGCCCCAGACGATGTCGTTGCTGCGGTTCGTAACGGTTAAATCCAACGCGCCGCTTCTAAATGCGAAGTACGCCTGAGTGTTGCAGGGCACGTCCTTTCCACCCTTCGCCACCTTCGGGATGTCGTACACCGGATCCCACATGGTGAGCACAGCACGGCGGCTGTCCGGGTAGGCCATCAGGTGGTCAATGATCCAGTCCAGCTGATCGGTGCCAAAGTGCTCACGCCAGCGGAACCCGTAAGCCCCGTGCAGCGTCTTACCATCGTCGCTATACTCCCGGATCTGCTTGGCGAACGTGGCGGGGAATGCGGCGTCGTTGCTACCGGCCAGCATCCACACCGCCTCGAAGAGGTGGAAGAACGGGTTAGCGTCCCTCTTTTCGTCCCACAGCACCCGCTCCATAGGCTTGTCGTACGTCGTTGCCACGGGAGTGCGGAACCGTTTGACCCTCCCGTTACGGCTACTCGTCGTTTCCAAGTCCATGGAGCTGATCCACCACAGGATGGAGTTGTACGCCGAGTTCACGTTTCTGGCTGTAAGAGTTAGCATGGCTCCCCCACGTCGATTGAGTCACGGAACCCGTTGAACACCGGGAAGCGGGGCTTCTCCTTGCTGCCGGTGGGGAAGTACCGATACCTGACCACCTTGCCGATGGGAGGCACCCGCCAGAGCGCCGCCCGTTCATCGTCGTTGAACCCGGTGCCGATGTCGAATGTCACGCCGGTGTGCACGTCCTTCACACTCAGTGCTCCGAGCCTGCCCATCGGTATCTTGTTCTCTTGGTGCGAGCTGCGCTTCGTGTAGCCCCGCTCGTCCACCGTAGCCTCATTGGCGTTGTGCATCAGCTCCACGACGGCCAGCACGGTAGCCTCGCTATCGGCGAACTGCTTGAGCTTCATAAGCCAGCCCTCGTTGAGGGTAGAGCGCCCCTGCTTGTACAGTCCTCGGGGGCTGCGAAGCATCGTACCCTCAAACCCCTGACGTAGGAAGTGGTCTTGAAGGTTGCCCAACTCGCTGTCGCTTGTGACCAGCTTGTGCTCCACCACCTTGATACAGCGTGACGACTCTATGGACGCCAGCCTGTCGGTGAATGGAGCACGAGGGTTGGAGAAGTTGTCAAATGCGTGGAAGTGTACGAGGGGCTGCCCCGCCACCGTCATCACCGCACTCGTGGTTTCACGGAATACGTGAGGGTTGGTGGGGTCGCCCAATATCAGCTCCCCATCAAGACCGTTGTACTCCGGGCGTCCAAACACAGCCTGAAGGAACTGGTTCGGTATGGGCTTCATGGTACGGCTGAGCAACACGCCGTTTATCACCATCGCCCTGATGCCGTCCAGCTTCGGGCTGGCGAGTAGTGGAAATCGCAGGGCGGAGGCGTTCTCCACCTTTGCTGCGAGCATTGGCCTGAACACGGTTTCTCCTATAAATGAGGGTGGCGGGTGGCAGATTGGTGACCCGCCCGCCGCGAGTCTTGGAGAACCACATGGGACCGGAGCACTCTCATCTGCCATGAGTCAAGCGTGAGTCCGGGCGTGGCCTTCTTTATACTCCGGCTGGCGTAGGGTAGCCCGCCCGCCGTGGAGACAAACCTGAGCCCCTGGTGAGCCCGTGGGGGCTCGCTGGCACGGGGGGCGGCTACCCTGTACCTTGGCACCTATTGGCCCTCTACAGCCCGTCTATTGCCTTCAGCCAGATCCTGGAGTTGGATGAAGTACGACTCCATCTCCGGGGTAAGCTGATAGGTCATGTCATGATCGCCAGCCCACTTCTGGGCCGCGTCACGGGAAGGGAACGTGGTCATGATCCACGCACCATCGTTGTACTCGATCACAGCGCCCACGGCACCGGAGGAGAACGCACGATGCACCGTGACTTTACCGCCCGTCGTAGTATTGCTTTGGTCTTCCACCTTCGCGTGCCCTCATGTATTTGTCAAACTCACACAGGCAGTTCTGCATGTCCTGAGCATGGAGTGGTATGGTGGTCTCCTGCGCTACGATCTCCTGTAGCGCGTGGACGTGCCCACGGAACACCTCCTCGCTCCACTTCTTGGAGGTGGCCCCGAGGCCCATGAGGCGGTTGAGGCCTCGCTGGCTCCCCGGCCCTGGGACGCACCAAGTGCTCCAATCATGCCGATCAACGAGCAGCGGGGTGTACTTCAGGTCGGCTATGATCTGCGCTGCTAGGAACCCCGCTCCCAGGCCGTCCGTGGTGATTAGCTTCTTGTAGTAGCTGGCGAGGTAGTCGTCTGGTCTTGGAGGGCCGATGTTGTACACATCCGACGCCACCCGAACGACGTAGTCCAGCTTGTCCATCTTCTTGCCGCAAGTGGTGACGATGTAGGCGGGGTTGAACACCCGCCCGCCCTTGTCTCGCCACTTCTTGAGCTGGTGGAATATAGCGGCCGGAGCCCAGTCCACCCAGAACCCTACGAAGTTCATTGTGGCAGGCTCGTTGATAAGCCTGCCGAGGGTCATGTTGGCTACGAACGACCGCTCCCGCCAGTTGGGATACCAGTTCTCCTTGAACCAGATGGTTACGGCGTCGTGCTGGCGCTGAACATTACAGAAGCGGTACTGCTGAAGGATAGGGTCCTTCGTCCAGGGCTTAGGCTCCCCAGAGTTCTTCCGTACCCGGATCTTTTCTCTTTCCGTTATCCAGGACAGGAGATAGTACAGATTCGGATAGGTCACGCAGGATCTCCAGTGATTGGCTGATGGCCGAGGTGTGGTCGATGGTTCGCACGGTGAAGCCCTGCTGCTCTGCCCGCAGGCGGCAGCGGTGAACCGCGTTGTGATCCTTGGTAGTGTTCTCTGGGTTGAGCGGGGCAAGCTGACCTCGCTCTAGCCTGCGGCTGCGGACGCGCTCCAGGCAAACGTCTAGCGGGGTGTCTAGAAAGCCCATCACGTGCCGTGCTCCGTAGGGCTTGACAAGCTCCCCGATACGGCCGATGCTGTGGCTGATCAGCAGCCCCTCGTAGACAAGTAGGGAGGGCTCTTGCCGCTCCATCACCCACGAGATCAGGGGCAGAATATGGTCGTAGGGCTGGATGGTGTCACAGCCCCCGCATTGACCACGGTAGTCTCCGAGAACGAACAGCTCGCAATCAAAGATCTCGCCACGGTACATTCGAATCTTGGAACCGACGAATTGGTACGGCTCAACCCGAGCCACGTCCATTATCGCACGGGCAATCGTCGTTTTGCCCGAACCTGAGGTGCCTCTAGGATTAAACGCTGCGGCTGGCACGACTTCTCCTAAATTATCGTTCTACTGTGAGGCTGTTGGCAAGCCCCGCAGGGGGGTAGCCCACCTGCGGGGCACTCAGTGCTCCGAGCCTACTGCTCCTCGCCCTCGCCCTCGTCGGCCTCGGGCTTCTCCGCCTTGACGTACTCGCGCGGGAACTCCGTGCCGTCCGGGTGGACGATTTTGATCAGGCCGCGCCGGGACAGCACGCGCAGCCCGTGGCGGTCACCGCCCCGCTTCGTGTACTCTTCCACGGTGGGGTTGTCGTCGGTGTAGCTCCACGCTTCGGCGATGTCCTTCTTCACCGAGGCGTCCTCCGCCTGCCGCACGATCTGGGCTTCCGGCAGGATGCCGTAGTCCCACTTGCGCGGACGCGGGGCGCCCTTCGTGCCGAGGGTCGGGGCCTCGGGGCTGTCGGCCTCAGGAGCCGGCGCGGTGGTGACCACCTCGGCGTCCTCGTACTTCTTGGCCTTCTTCCCCTTCTTGTCCGTCTTGACGTTCGTTTCCATTCCTAAGTGCTCCTAAATGGAGGTTGTAGTGGTGAGCGTTGCCGCTCGTTCTTCCTTTAGCGCCCCGAGCAAGCCGCGTTGCAAGCGGTCTTTCTGACGGAGCACTTTCAGGACCTTTTCATCCAACGTGTCTTTCGCCACGATGTGATGTACGAAGACATGCGAGTTCGGGTTGCCCTGACGGTACACCCGACGCCACGCCTGCTCGTATAAATCCAAGTCCCACGGGATGCCGAACCAGATCACGTGGTTTGATACTTTCTGGAGGTTAAGTCCATGCCCAGCTGATCCCGGGTGGGCGAGCAGCATGGGCAGGCGTCCAGCGTTGAACTCCATGATGTACGCCGACACCTTCTTGTCGGACTGCCCGCCCCCGATGTACGGAGTGCCTGGGAACCGCTCCAGTATACGTTCCCGATCATGGTTGAACTCGTACAGAACCAGCGCCGGGGAGCCGTTAAGCTCTTCCAGTAGGCTCTCCAGAGCGTCTAGCTTTTCGTCGTGTGCCACGGACACTTCGCCGGAGGCATTGTAGACGGCACCGTTGGCTATCTGCCGGCACTTGATCCCCACGGCAGCGGCCGACACAGCGGCGACCTCTTCCCGCTCTAGCACGGTGAAGAACTGGTTCTCCATCTGATCGTAGGCTGTGCGGGCGGCGGGGGGCAGGGTCACTTGCACGTTCTGGAACACAAGCTCCGGCAGCTCAAGGTAGTCCTCGGCCTGCATATACAGAGCAAGCGG